TCAATTCTCATTGTTCCGTCAACAGAGATGCTTGGTGTATACAACTGCATGATTTTGTAGTTTTCTTTTATGATCTTTTCAGATTCCACAATGGAAGTAAAGACTTTTAATTTTGTGTTATCGTTCTTACAATGCTCAAATAGCTTATCAAATATTACCTGCTCTTCATTAACAAAGAAAGGCATTCTCTTGGAAATTGTCGTCAACCCAACACCAGAAACTCCCTCAAGATTATCAGAAGAGTCTCCTGCAATAGCACGAGCAAGAGCAAAGTTTTCCGGATGAATACCAAACTCTTCAATGATCCTTGGCTTGTTCACAAAGGTTTTCTGGATTGGTCTGTAGATAACTGTTTCATCGTCACAAAGCTGAAAGAAGTCTTTGTCGCTGGATACGATAATCTTTTGCCAACCCTCATACTTGTGATGCTGACAGACATAGGAAATAATATCGTCTGCTTCTGTGCCGTCAGCCATTAGTTGGATTACTGGACAAAAGTTAAGCATTTCCATCAGTCGCTGTTGTTGCCAGACCTTGTTGTGCATCTCTTGGTCTTCTGTGAGATTCTTCACCCCACGATTGAGACGAATGGGTTTTCTGCCTTCTTTGTAGTTCTTGTTAACTGTTTTTCTTCTCGCAGAGCCCCCAGCACCGTCCCAAGCAATAACAATCTCATCAGGTCGCATCTCTCTACAAAGCTTCTGTAAAATACCAATAAAGCCCTTGTAGCCGCCGATTGGATGACCACTGGTAGAAAGACTGGGATTTACGATGTAAGCCCTGAAATAAGCATTAAGAGCATCAATTACCAGCAGCCTCTTCTTCATCTTCTTCTCCGTGTTCTTCTAACTTATCTTCTTGTTGCTGTGCCGTCAAGAGTGATTCTAAAAATTTCTCTATGATGTGGTCTTTCTGTTGCTCTTCTTCGGCATTAATCCAAGCCCATATCCAAGTTGACTCTAGTTGTGAAATTTTTGTTTTTAGTTCTTCGATTTGAACTTTAAACATTTCAAGATCTTCATCGTCAAGATCACCTGGATCAATGCCAACTTCTTTGGCAAGCCTGTGGAGAGTCAAAACCATGTCTTCTTCAAGCGCCTTGGACGCCTCCACAAAAAGCTTTTTCTTTCTTTCTCTTTCCTCATCAGAGCAATCAAGAAGCTTGTCTGGGTGAGCAGCACTTGCGATCTTCTTGTAGAGATCTTTTGTTTTCTTTCTTGGTTTCTTCTTCTTGTTCTTCTTGGTGCTTCTCTGAGGAGGTGGACCTTTCTTTGACTTTGGCTTACCTCTGTTTAGATTGACGCCTTTCTTTTTCGCTGTTTCATCGAGAGCTTCCTCAAAAGCTATTTGGCTTTCGTTCATAATAGCCTGGTGATACTCTAAGTCAGCTTCAAGGTATCCCAACTCAGAAACCATCTTCTCATATTTTGCTTTTGACGATTGACTCCCCATACTAACAAATAGTATGAGGAATCCTAAAAAAGCTTCTTATCGGCGGTTTGTTCGCGGAGTTGTTCTTCGATGCCGAGGTGGCGGTGCCCGTCGAGTTCGGGGCGGTGGTGCTCGACGGACAGGAGGGCGGACTGGAACATGGTGAACTACGGGGGGAATCCTGACTCTCGGAACCACCACGACTCTAACAGGGGGGCGGCGGGGAACAAAAACAGGCTGGCGAAGTGCAGGTCTGGTGATTGGGGTTTGAGAAATGATATTCCCCATCGAGTCCCAACACTGAATTCCGTAGAAAGTTGTTCCTGGAATCCAGCGACCGAAAGTATCATATTGACCAGGAATATGAATAAAACGTTCATCGCACTGAACGTGCTGCTGAATGTGTCGGTGCCCAGTTGGTCCGTGGGCACTTGCCACAGAGGACATCAGCAGGAAAATAATCATTGTAAAAATCTTGGTCAACATAAGCGTTCGCTCCTTTTTCTAAGTAGACGACAAACTCTCGCGTTTATTCAAAAGAAAAAGTATCTTCTTCGACTTGAACATCGTCATCATTATCATAGAAATCTTCTGCGTTGCCTTCGCGAGTATGGAACTTCATAATGACTTCTTCATCCATGATCTGATAAACACGTTGTCGGAATTTATCATCTTGCATCTTTTCAACCCACTTGGCGGCTTGGAACTTTTCTTCCTGCCCATCATCGTGAACCAGCGTATACCAAGCACCAGATTGAAGAATGTTGCTCGAACCCTTCACTGCGTCAAAAAGAGATTCATCATCTTGGATTGCGGCATCATCAGTCCCCCAGAGAATACGGAAGTTGCACTGACGACCAGCCGTTCCAAAGCGAGACTTTTCTAGCTTGACCTTGACTTCCGAGCCGATGCGGAAACCATTATCATCTAGCACATAACTTGCTTTTGCTTTTCGACCAGTAAGCCAGATTCGCAAAGAATAAGCATAAGCCATAGCTTTTCCGCCAGGAGTGACGTATGGTGTTGTCATTGCCTCTGCGGCAACCCTGGTAATGTTTGTCTTCAATTGATTCAGGACGAGCAAAGTAGCTTGCTTGTTAGCGATGTTGATTGTAAGCTTAGACATCGCACGAGCAAGAACACGAGCCTTCATTGCCATCTGAGACATGGGATCAAAGTCGCCTTGGACTTCTTGCTCAACTGGAGTTAGAGCCAAGGAATCCCAAACAAACAGAAACTGGTTATCAACTTTCAAGAGATCATCAATTGTTTCAAGGACAAATTCAACAGACTTTGCCTGAATATAAAGCAGGTTGTCTAAGTTGCAGCCTGCTCGTTCCAAAAAGCTAGGATCAATAGCTGATTCGGAGTCAAAGTAAACAACATCTATCCCTTGCTTTTGAGCATTAGCGGCAATTTGCGCAGCCATATAAGACTTTCCGGTTGCTTCCAAGCCTGCGATTTCTACAATCTTTCCGACTGGAACTCCTGCATATTGACCTTTACAAATAATCGAATCAAGCCAACGAGAGCCAGTTGGAATCCATTGCTTCACTTCTGTTGGGTTTGCCTCGTTCAAATTGTGAGCAACATTCATACCTGCTTTTTTATTAATGTTCTTTTGTATATCAGCAAGTGAAAGCTTGCCTGCCTTTGCCTTTGCTTTTGCCATTCATTTCTCCAAGTTGATGTGTATTATAACAAGCCTGACCCAAATGTCAAGCTATAATTAAAATTTCTGATGATTTTCCCATCTTCTTCGTTGTAACATTCTTCATGCCGTATGCCCACCGGGCTTCAATGATTTCATAATCTTTATACAAATCTCTTATTTCTGGAGTGTTGTTGTATGAAAGAACCCAGTTGCTTCTTTGGCTAAGAATATCATAAAGACCTTTATGGTCAAAGCTGGAATGAAGATCTCCATCCTTGCCATACAACTTGTCTCTATCCATCCAGTATCCTTCGATAACCTTTCCTGTTCTCTCATCAATATGTTTTGGAATCCATTCCTTGTCAAACATATAGGGAGGATCTAAATAAAGAAAAGCATCAGGATGTTTGGCAATAGATTCTTTGAAATCCATTTGTTCTACTGATAAGTTTGGCTGATGAAAATCTCTCACTCTATCGATAGAGCTATCCGTGAAGCGAGCATAAGAAGCTCTTTTTGAGAAACCGCCTGACAGGGTTGCTCCCGAAAAGCTTGACCGATTGATAGCATATACCTTTGCTGCCAAGTCAAAACTGAACTGAGGATTTTCTTTTTCTATTTCCTCTCTTATCTCTTTTCTAAATTCACGGAAAGCTTCCGGAGGAAGCCCTTTTTTCTTTTCAATCTTTCCTTGGTGCTCGTATTCTTTCTCAACCCTGAAAGAATCTGAGAGTTCGGCTAAATGATTCGGGTCTTTGAGCAATGCTTGCCAAAACCAAACAAGAGGGACGAAGATGTCATATCCGTATACCTTCGTCCCCCTTGCGGCAACAGCAAGCTCCACCGATGCACCACCAAGAAAAGGCGAGCAAAGTTCTTCGCAATCTTCAGGAATATGTGGAAGAATATGTTTAACGGCACGAGACTTGCCGCCTGGATATCTAAGTGGTGTCTTGCTTGTCATGTATTTCTCACAGTAAGTGCTGGGGCATCTTTGAACCCATGCCCCCCTGCGGTTTGATGTGGCTTACGAGTTCATAAGCTCGTTGAATACTGCGCTCACATCAGTTTGGGCTTCGGAAGAAGATGCTTGGGGGGTTGCATCTTCTTCGGCGGCTGCCCCATCCAAAGAACTCATAAAGTTATCCAGAATGCCTTGGATTTCGTCCTGGCTCTTTTGAACGAAAAGCTTGTCAAATTCTGGAATACTCCCAATAAGCTCTCGGGTCCGAGAGTTGTCTTCGCTAAGAGGAGACGAGCGACGACGAGGAGTCAGAGTTGTCTTTGGGTAGTTTGCACCTGGTGGCTTACCATATGTAAGGGTAAGGTCGGTGCCGTCTTCGGTGTCTGTAATGTCACCATATTCTGGATTAAGAACAAGATTCAGAAGCGAAGTGTAAGCTTCTTTTCCATATCCCCAGACTCGAACGCCGCTATCTTCTTCGCTGCGAACGACAACAGGAGAAAAGAATCGCTGGCGAGGGCTCAGATCCTTTGCCATTTTCATGGTATCAGGGTCTTGACTCTCATTAAATTCCTTCCAAAGCTGGTCCTTGAAATCACAGATTGGACAATCCTCACCGTGATTCTTCTTGGGACACAGAACACCACCACGGTTTTCTGCTCCAAGATTATAGTGGAACCAGTAATCCTTGAAGGGATCGCCATCTTCTGGAGAGATGATGCGAATGTCTTGGGTTCCATCCTGGGGTCGCCAGAAATAAGTCCCGTTAGACTTTGAGCCATTTCCCTTTGCTTCTTCGAGTCGTTGCCTAATCTTACTAATATCAAGTGCCATTATTTTCTCCTATTGATTGGTTAAGTACAGAGTCAGCTAATATCCTGCTCTGCCATTTTAGTTTTGTATGTATGGTGTCTTCTCAACAATGTACGCAATATTACGTCCAAAATCATTTGGATATATTGCGAACGAAACTTCAAGATTCTCCTCTTCTTTAGATTTGACTTGAAATTTAAGCCTTGAAAATAACTCTTTATTTGTTTTGAGTTCTTCCTCGGCTATGCTATAAATATAACATTTTGATCGGGGGTTGTCAATGTTAAAAAACATTTTTTCTGTATTTTCTTCCATAATGAGCATACCAAGGGAAACAATTCTGTGAGTTTCTTTTCCGAAGTTTGGGCTGCCCACGAGAGGTTTTGTGTTTTCGAATACATTGATCATGTGGATAGAAGATACAAGAAGTTCATTCAAGGTATCGTAATAACCGATAATTGGTGCTCCGCCGAGCATGTTATCTAAAGCTTGGTTTGAAATTAGAAAAAGTCTTTTGAATACTCCTGACCTTGCATATTCCTGAAAGACTCCTCGAACAAGGCTTTCAATCATCTTTTGTCGCTCGTTTAAGATACCAAGGTCTGGCTGAACATAAACTACGGTAATATCATTTCTTTTTAGTTTCTGAAGAATCTTAAGGGAAGCACAGGAAATCTCCCCAGAGCCGCCGACAATAAACATAACTTCTTCTTTATTCTTTCTTATTTCTCCGAAGAAACTGTCCAGTTTTGGAAACGAATGCTTCTCATACTCCTCTGCTCCAGAAAGTTTTGGGA